GAGCCACGCACCCTGTACTAGCAGAAGCTGTTACGCAGTTCCAAGCAACAGCATACAAAGAATTATTACCAAGTGATGGTCCAGTAAGAACGCAGATCTTAGGAGTTAAAACACCACAAAAAGATCAGCAAGCACACAGAGTAAAAGATTTTATGAATTATTTAATTATGGATCAAATGAAAGAATACGAACCAGAGTTTGATTCTATGTTATTTCATTTACCACTAGCTGGCTCTACATTTAAAAAAGTTTATTACGATGATCTATTAGGCAGAGCAGTTTCTAAATTTGTACCCGCAGATGATTTAATTGTACCATACACAGCAAACAGTTTAGCAGAGGCAGAAGCTATTATTCACGTTGTAAAAATATCTGAGAATGATTTAAGAAAACAACAAGTAGCAGGTTTTTATTCTGATGTAGAGTTAACACCACCAGGTATGACTGTTAATGATGAAGTTTCAAAAAAAGAAAAAGAATTAGAAGGCACTAAAAAATCTGGAAAACAAATTCCTATGTATACTTTGTTAGAGTGTCATGTGGATCTAGATTTAGAGGGCTTTGAAGATATTGGTCCAGAAGGGAAACCTACTGGTATCAAGCTACCTTACATCGTAACTGTTGAAGAAGGTAGCGGAACGGTTCTTTCTATCAGAAGGAACTATGCACCCAATGATCCAAAAAAACAAAGAGTACAATACTTTGTCCACTTTAAATTTCTGCCAGGACTAGGTTTTTACGGATTTGGATTAATACATATGATTGGCGGATTGAGTAGAACTGCAACAGTCGCTCTCCGCCAATTATTAGATGCAGGGACTTTGTCAAACTTACCTGCAGGATTTAAACAAAGAGGTGTAAGAGTTAGAGACGAGGCAGCTCCGATACAACCAGGTGAATTTAAAGATGTGGATGCACCGGGTGGTAATTTAAGAGAGGCTTTCTTTCCTCTACCATACAAAGAACCATCTGCAACATTACTACAACTGATGGGTATTGTTGTACAAGCTGGTCAAAGATTCGCGGCCATATCTGAACTACAAATTGGTGAAGGCACACAGAACGCAGCTGTGGGCACGACGATCGCTCTTTTAGAGAGAGGATCTAAAGTTATGTCTGCAATACACAAAAGATTGTATAGCTCAATGAGACATGAGTTTAAATTATTATCAAAAATTATTTCTACATATTTACCACCAGAATATCCATATGATGTTGTTGGTGGTGCTAGAGTCATTAAACAAACAGACTTTGATGAGAGAATAGATATTTTACCAGTTGCAGATCCCAATATATTTTCTATGTCGCAAAGAATTACACTAGCTCAAACTCAATTACAATTAGCTACATCAAATCCACAGATACATAATTTGTATCAAGCATACAGAACTATGTACGAAGCGATTGGTGTAAAAAATATTGATGGTATTTTACCACCACCAGCACCTGTTCAACCGATGGATCCAAGTATGGAACACATTATGGCTTTGTCGGGAAAACCGTTTCAAGCTTTTCCTGGTCAAGATCACAGAGCACACATTACATCACATTTAAATTTTATGTCTACGAACATGGTAAGAAACAATCCCGCTGTTATGGCTGCAATACAAAAAAATATTTTAGAACATATTAGTTTGATGGCTCAAGAACAGATTCAATTAGAGTTTAGAGAGCAGTTAATGCAGATTCAAATGATGCAACAACAAGCTCCAGTCAATCCACAAGTGGCTCAACAGCTACAAGTGTTAACTCAACAGATAGAATCTAGAAAAGCAGTGTTGATTGCAGAGATGACTGAAGACTTTATGAGAGAAGAAAAGAAAATTACGTCTCAATTTGACTCTGATCCACTGTTAAAATTAAAAGCTAGAGAAGTTGATTTGAAAGCTATGGAAAATGAACGTAAAAAACAGTCTGATCAAGAGAAAAACGATCTTGCAAGAGCAAAATTAATGCAAGCAAAAGACATTTCTGAAGAAAAAATGGATCAAAACGAAAAATTAGCTAAATTAAGAGCTGGAGTAAGCCTTGCAAAGGCTGATAAACCAGGTATAACTGCAATAGAGGTAGAAGAATAATGCCACTAAACGAAAAAGGTCGTAAAATCATGAAATCCATGAAAAAACAATACGGCAAAAAACGTGGCGAAACAGTTTTTTACGCATCTAAGAACAAAGGTGTGATAAAAGGGGTAGAAAAGAAAAAAACAAGGAGTAAAAATGCAAAAACTAGATAAAATTAAAGTTGGCACAGTTCCAGAGCAGCAAGTTGAGGTAGATCCTAGATCTAAAACAACAGCTGATCAGTCTTTCAACTATATTGGCACAGGAAAACCTGAAATGCCAGTTAGAGGACAGAACAGAATGCTAGCTGAGAAAAAAAGAAACTCAAAGGCTTACTAATGGCTTGGTTCAGTTTAGCAAAAATTGCTTTGCAAGCTGGTAGTAAGATATATGCCAACCGTCAAAAGACAAAAATGGCTATGTCTGATGCACAGCTTATGCACGCAGAAAAAATGGCCCGAGGTGAGGAAGCTTACCAAGGTAAACTCCTTGAAGCTCGTCAAAACGACTATAAGGATGAGTTTGTTTTGATAATTATTTCGGCCCCCATTATAGTTTTAATGTGGGCAGTAATGTCAGATGACCCAGCAGCTATGGAGAAGGTTAAATTATTCTTTGAATACTTTCAATCTCTGCCATCGTGGTTCACTAATTTATGGATACTTGTAGTTGCCAGTATTTTTGGTATAAAGGGTACACAAGTATTTAGAAACGGAGGTAAAAAATAATGTTTAGAAGAACAAAATTTGTAGAAGGTGTAGGTAATACAACTCAAACAGATCCAAAAGAAATAAGGATTTTAAAGGCTCAGAAACAAGAAAAAATGCCTGGTGTTATAAGACCTAAACCCACAGATAGTTCTGGTCAACCTTTTAAACCAAAACCAATAGGTAAAAAAGCCGGTGGTAGAATAGGTTTTAACAAAGGTTCAGGTAGAACTGGAGTAGGAGCTATGGATGTTAAATCTAAAATAGCTATGGCTAAGAAAAAGAAAAAGAAAAATAAATTCCCAGATATTTCAGGTGATGGTGAAATAACTAAAAAAGATATTTTAATGGCAAGAGGTGTAATACCTAAACCAAAAAATAAAACTAAGGTAAAAGTATAATGGGAAAAGGTTTATACGCAAACATACACGCAAAAAGAAAACGTGGTGAAAAGATGCGTAAGAAAGGTGCAAAGGGTGCACCTACAGCAGCTAATTTTAAACGGGCTAAACAAACAGCAAAGGCTTAATTATGACTAAACTATGTCCAAGAGGTAAAGCAGCAGCGAAAAGAAAATTTAAGGTATATCCTTCAGCATATGCAAACGCCTACGCTAGTAAAATCTGTGCGGGTAAAATTAAAGATCCATCTGGAGTAAAAAGAAAAGACTTCAGAGGACCTAAACCAAGTAAAGCCATGGGTGGTAGAATATATAAAGCTGGTGGCGGAGTTGCAGAAGCAGCTGCAAAATTAAGAAGACAAGGTTTAAAAGGTGGCGGTCTTTGTGTCAAAGGAATGAACAGAGAAGCCGTCGGAAAAAATTCATAGTACAATGGCTAAAGAAGGTCTAAAAACATGGTTCAAGCAAAACTGGGTGGATATTGGGAGCAAACGAAAAGATGGATCGTTTGCAAAATGTGGCCGTTCAAAACAAAAGAAAGACGCCAAACGAAAGTATCCAAAATGCGTACCACTTGCCAAAGCCACACGGATGACCGATTCGCAAAGGGCGAGTGCTGTCAGACGAAAAAGATCAGCAGGTAACGTTGGACCAAAACCTACAAACGTAAAAACATTTGCAAGAAAAAAAGCCATGATGGGTGGATTCATGGGTAAAAGAATGGGTATTAGATAATGAAAAAAAATAAAATGTCTCCAACAAGCGATAAAAAAAATCCTAAAATGAATAGTATGATGAAACAAGCTCAAAAAAATTATACGGGTAGTTATATTTCTGGAAGTTTAGGCGGAGTGAAAGTATCTAACAAAAGCTACAAAAAATATTACGGGGATAAAGTTGATGTCTAGAAACGATTACGGATTAAGATTTGGTGAACAAAAACAATATTTTGGAAATTTTCCTGATGGTAGAAAAGCTATGGCTGATGGTGGTTCAGCTAAAGGCAAAATGCCAGCAAGAAATAAAAAGAACTTTAGACCTACAAAGTCTGGAGCAGGTATGACTAAAGCCGGTGTCAAAGCCTATAGAAGATTAAATCCCGGTTCTAAACTAAAAACAGCCGTGACTGGAAAAGTGAAGCCAGGATCAAAAGCTGCCAAACGCAGAAAATCTTTCTGTGCAAGATCACTAGGACAAATGAAGAAATTCCCTAAAGCAGCAAAAGATCCAAACTCTAGA